AAGTAATACTGCATCGGGTTTTTCTCTTAAGAATATTTGTCTAAAAATATTTCCATCACCATAACCATCTACAGGATATAACATAACAGAAGCATCATCTATTCCTGCAAGTTTACCTACATCAGCACTCATATCTAATGCTTTACCTTTATCTGGATGTTTAATGGAACCCGCAATTTGGCACCAATTATAACGATGAGCTGTATGTATTACAATTTCTTTACCTACTGTTGCTACACCAGAATGTACTCTAATATCATCTGTGATTAATAATATTTTCTTCCTTTTGTCTTTAGGAAGATATTCAAAACTTTTATTCATCTAATTTTAATTTTTATAATTCGAGATTCGTTTGACTTGTAATTTGTTTTCTAAAATCTTCATCTGTAAGATATAAATAAATAGATCTATCTGCTAATTTTTGGAATGAGAATTTTCTTTTTACACACTCAATCTTAAAATTTTCGAATAAATCTGCTTGAACTTTAACACTCGTTAGTGTCATTTTGTTTGGATTTGCCATAATTTAATTTTTAATAACGTTATATTTGTCTATACGTATATGAATATTCCTCAATCTACAAAAAATCTAAACCTGCTCCACACAATTCTTCTTCCTCTTTAAAAGGACAAAAATTACACGTCCATTTTGAAGGTGTTTTTGGATAAGTTACATCTTTTATATCTCCATTGGAGTTAAAACATTCATGTATAAAGTCTTGAATTGCACTTCTCGCTCTGCCTAATTTAATTTTTCCGCTTGGAGGAGTAAATTGTTGGACTCTATATGCTTGATAAGGTGACATTATATTTTCATCATCCATATCTAACACTTTTCTTTTAACTATCATAAACTCAATTTCAATTTTTTCTAATGGTACTCCATATTGTTCAGAGAAATATTGTTTATATAATAATAGTTGGAATTGTTTATCTTCATCTTTTTTAGCATAATCATTCCAACCTTTAGTACTTGTCTTTATGTCGATTATCTTAAAGGTATCTGTTGTTTCACAATATGTTACAACATCTAGATACCCCATGTATAATACGTTACTATACATTTTATTTGGCGCTATTACAATAGGTACTTCACAACCTACTAAATATGTGCCTTTCTTACTAAAATACCTGCTACGTTTTTTCTTAAACCACTCTAATATTGCTATACCATCTTCAAAAAATTCTCTCATTTCTAATGCATCTGAGAAGTGGGAATCATTATTCTTTTTATATTGTGCTTGATATTCACTAATATATCTACCTTGAAAATCTTCTTTTAGATCAATATCTCTATTAGCAGCAGCAAATGAATTTTCAAAAGCATAATCTAGATAATACTGTATTGATTCATGCATAGCTGTACCAAATACAGTATGAATAGAAGATGTAAATCTTTTAATTTTATCCTTATATTGGAGTTTCCAACGATGAGGACAACCTCTAAAAATAGACATTTGGGAATAACTAACATTCTTCTGATATGCAAAATTAATTGGAGCAGGAGGATTGTTTTTTATTTCCTTTACAATGTTCGGGATTTTTCTAGCCAAAACTTATATTTTTTAGGGAGATATTTATTATCTTTAATAGGTAATTGATAAAAATAATTATTTTCTTCCCTTTCAGGAAATATATCTTTTCCTTCAGTTATTAAGCTCCTAATCTTTTTAGGATCTTTAATTTCATTTGTATTAAATTCTTGATGTGCGTATGATTCTAGTTTTTCAATTATTTTGTCTTCAGTCATAAAAAATGTAAGGTGCCAACCTCCTTCTAAAACAGCATACCATTCTGCATGTCTAATTTCAGACATAGATAGTTTATCTTTAAACATTGTTTCATAATGGAATACTTTACATTTAGTAGACTTCATTGGGTCCTTTAATGCATTTAATCTGGTAGTTAAATTATAATAGTACCAATCCATGCACATTCCAACTGAACCATAAGGTACAGAAGTTTTTTTAAATTGATTTATAGTATCTATATCAGGTATTTCGTCTAAGTCTGATAGTATTACTATATCAAGAGGTTTTAAGGATAAATGACTTAATGGAGTTTTTATAGCGTTTCTTTGATATTCTTCTCTAAACCAATCGTGTTTGCTATCTTTACCTCTAGGTAAATCATCTACTACATAATAATAAATTTTATGTAACCATTTTTTAAACCTTTTTTTATTTTTTAAAAAATTTAATGGTTTTGGAGATCCTGAGTGTGTTTGAGTTGCTTCAACTAAGATAAAAGTATCTACTACATCATCTAATTCCATTAATCGGAATTCAAGCATATCTAATTCATTATAAAAAGTAAAACAATCTACAACCTTTTTATCTTTAGAATTATTTTTTTCAATTTCATCATATTTCTCCTTACCCATTTTATTTTTTCCATTTATCACGACCTACTAAAAGACCAATTATTCCATAATTAGCAATGTCGATAAATGTATCTTCCATGCCTTCACCTTTAACAAATGATCTACCATTTACTAATAAGTTTTTAAGACGTGAAATTTTGTCTGTAAGTCTAATACATAAACCAGTTAGTGAAAATTTCTTATCATCATCATTATTTAAATCACCACCTAAAGCAATATTATTTAAACCATAATCCATATGTTTACGAGCAAACATTTCATACATTTCTTTTTGAATTTTTTTAAATTCTTCAGATAACTCAGGATATTCTTCTTCAAAAATAGTTATTGTTTGATTTACTTCATCATCTATAAATTCTTGAATTTTTTTCCTTGGATTTTTAGCATCCATAATTTCTCTATCGCTCATAACTTTTTCTATTTCTTTTGCGTTATTACCAAAATGACCTACATTCTCAAAATACTTTTTTATTGAATCACCCATTGATTTGTTGTTCTAAGGAAAAATATTTTTCAATTGTTGCTAATCTATCATCAGCATCAACTAACATAGCAAGTGCTTCTTCAGCATTTTTGTAAAAATCTTCTGTTGTGTGGTCTCCAATTCCAACTGCTCTATCACCTAATAATTCAAGTGATAACAGTGCTTTTGCTTTATCTGCTAATGCAGATGTACGTAACATTTCTATTAATTTAATCATTTTATTATTGTTTTTATTTCTTTGTTATTTAATCCTATTGACATCAATATACGACCTATTTCATCAGTATCCAAAAATTCTAAATATTCTTTTGTTTCTTTTGATGAACATTCCCAATATGATGATAAATGTTCTACTAAATCTTTATTTGATTGTTTTACTTTAGATTTAATATATTTACTCCATTTATTATTTTTAGGAATATACTCTCTATAAACAGAATATATTTCTTTCTTATTTTGTGGGTTTATTATTTGAACAAAATTAACTATATCTAAAAAATCAGGATTCATAGACAAAAATCTATGTACCATATAACTATTCCATAACTCCCAATCTTTATCAGAGAAGGAGTTGGGATCAGCTTTAGTTGAGTTGATTTGTTTTAACCAATCCCAAATGTTCTTCATTATTTAGAATCTATAGCACCTGTTAGTAGTATACTTTCTTCTGCTAATTCTTCTCTTAGCTCTAATGGAACACCATCTGCTACTATTTTTTTAGTATAAGGATCAATAAATACTGGAATTGGCATTACTGCATCACTATCAGTACCTGTGATAAATTTACTAATTTTTCTTAGAATGACTCCTGATTCAAATACATTTTTACCTTTTGAATTTAAAAGACCTTCTGTAGTTGTTAAATCGACATTCATTTGTGGTTGTTGACCACCTGGATTACCTTGTTTCATTTTTTTCTTATTTTTAATTAATTTCACTTTATTTATTATTTATTATATTCTGGATTAAACTCATTACATTAATTTCTTTATCAATTCTAAAATTGGCTTGGTATAAATGCTCGTTAACTAAAATAGCAACTGTACCTTCTTTACCTGGTATGTACTTGGAAGCATTTTCATATAAAAATCGAAATAATTCATCAAAATCATCTACATTTGCATCGGCAATAATTTGTCTAATTTTAGTAAATGATGATTTAGGTTTTTCAAGTTCTTTAATTATAGAGGTCATATAGCTAGTACTTACAAGCAAAGAATCATCCAATGTTAATTTGTTCTTATTAGTGCTTGCTTGGATAGTATTAAGCATTTTACGTAAGTCCGGATAGAACTTATTTACAATTTTACCAATGGCTTTAGGTTCATAACTTATGCTTTCCTTATCACAAATACTAGCTAAATGTACAGCGACCTCTTTTTTAGTAGGTGGAACAACTTTAATTGTTTGGCACCTAGATTGTAAGGGATCTATAATCCTTTCTACATAATTACAAGTTAAAATAAATCTTGTAGTTCTAGAAAAAGTTTCTATTATGTTTCGGAGCGACGCTTGCGCTTGAATCGTGAGAAAATCCGCCTCGTCCAAGATAACAACCTTGAGGGGCTTAAATGAAGCAACCGATGCGAAACTAGAGACTTTATCCCTAATAGTTTCGATCCCACGCTCGTCAGAAGCGTTAATATAAATGTGATCACAATCTAAGTTTTTAATTATTAATTTTGCTAATGTTGTTTTACCTGTACCTGCAGGACCATAAAATAAATAATTTTGGATATCATTATTATATAATTGGGATGCAATAGAGGATTTTAAACTATCATTACCAACATAATCCTTTAATTTTACTGGCCTATATTTTTCGTTTAATAAACTATTTTTTCTAATATTCTCCATATATAGAAAACTTTTGTATTGGTTCAGGTTTAATTTCTTCTTTAGTTGTAGATATAGCATATAATTCACTTTTAAGTGGTGCTAATCTATATTCGCCCTTAAATCCAGTTTTTACCATATATGCTTCTAAGGCATTTGTTAAAGTTGGATGTGTAGGACCATCAGGTTCATTTGCTACTAATCTCCATTTATCTCCTGGTGGAACTCTACGAGCGATTAAAATATTTTCTTCTGTTATTTTTGTTTTTGACATGGCTATAATATACGAAAAATAAATGGGGGAGACAAGCTCCCCCAATTAATTATTTAGATTCTGCTACAGATGCTTTTTTATAAGCTGTAATTAGATTTTTAATCTTCATTGCTGCTTTTCTTGCTCTCTGTTGTGATGCTTTTGTAGTACCACTGTTTTCTGCTGCTAAGGTATTGAAATTTTCTTCAATCGCCTCAAATAATTCTTGTTTACTCATTTTATTGTTTTTTATTTATTTATTTATTAAAATCCTGGATTTACTGGAGGAACTCCATTTCCATGTCCATTTTGTTCAAATTCATCTGAATCTTTATCGTCAGTTATAGTACATTCTGTTAGTAAAATTGTACCTGCTACTGAAGCTGCATTTTGTAATGCTGATCTAGTTACTTTAGTTGGATCTATAATACCTGCTTCTTTAAGGTTAATAACTTTACCTGAGTTAATATCAACACCTGCCCATTCATCATCTCCTGAGTCTACTAACTTATATTTCCCTAGTAGTTGGGCTTCAGTTTTATCATAACCAGCATTAATTAAAATTTGTTCAAACGGTTTACCACAAGCATTATAAACTATTTCAGCACCAACATTATTAACATTAATACTTTCTCTAGCATATAATAAAGCAGCTCCTCCTCCTGGTACAATGCCTTCTTCAATAGCCGCTTTAGTTGCATGTAATGAATCGTCAATTCTATCTTTCTTTTCTTGCATTTCAGTTTCTGTAAATCCACCAACATGAATTATAGCTACACCACCTGTAAATTTAGACAATCTATTTTGTAATTGCTCTACTTCATATGGAGTATTTGCTTTATCTATCTGAACTTGTAATTCATCGATTCTTTTTTCAATAGCTTCAACTTCTCCTTTACCATCAACAATTGTAGTTTGTTCTTTTTCAACAGTTACTACTCTTGCTTCTCCAAACCATTCCCAACTAAATTTATCAAGTTTCATACCTTTTTCCTTACTAAATACTTGACCTCCTGTTGTAATAGCTATATCTTCTAATACTAATTTTCTTTTATCTCCAAATTCTGGGGATTTGACAGCACATACAGCTAAAGTACCTCTCATTTTATTTACAATTAAAGTAGCTAATGCTTCATTATCAACATCATCAGCGATAATTAATAAGGATTTTCCTTGACTACCTACTGCTTCTAAAATTGGTAATAATTCTTTTACTGAATTTAATTTCCCATCTATCATTAATATAGCTGGGTTTTCAAGTACTGATGTCATTGTATTATTATCAGTAACAAAATAAGGGGATTTATATCCTCTATCAAATTGCATTCCTTCAACAGTTTCAATATAAGTATCTCCTGTTTTTGATGATTCAATATGTACAACACCTTTTAACCCAACTTTATCAATTGCAGTTGAGATTAATTTTCCTACTTCAACATCATTGTTAGCTGATACTGTAGCAATTTGTTCTAATTGATCTTCGTTTGAAATATCTTCTGATATATTATCTTTTAAAGTGTGTAGTACTTCTTTAATAGCTTTATCAATATCCCTTTTTATTTGCACTGCATTATCTCCTTGGTCAAGACTTTTTAACCCATCTTTTACCATTGCTCTAGCTAGTAAAGTTGATGTTGTTGTACCATCACCTGCTTTATCAGCTGTTTTAATTGCAGCCCATTTTACTAATTGTACTCCTAATTCTTGATTAGGTTCTTTTAATACAATGTTTTTTGCAACTGTAACTCCATCTTTAGTACTTTGTGGAGCATCAAGAATACCTCTTCCAATTACAACATTTCTACCATTAGGTCCTAAAGTTGATACTACTGCATCTGCTAGAATATCAATACCTTTTACTAAGTTTGCCCTTGCGTCTGAGCCAAATTCTACTTTTTTCATTTTAAATATCGTTTAAATCGTTAATTTCTTCTTTTGTTAAATTATCTTTTGTTTCTTCTAATACTTCAGATACTACATCTGATGTAGATCTTTGTACTCTTGCTAGTATTTGGTTTTCAGGACCTATTAAATATTCAGTTCCATCATATACTAATTTAGTAAAACCTTGAGTTGGTAACACTACAATATCTCCTACTTTTGATACTGTTGGTAAAAAACTACCAAATTGTGTTGGTTGGCCAGGACCAACTGCTATAACTTCCCCCTTTTCGTTTAAATCTTTTCCCATATCTGGTACAATGATTCCACCGTATTTTACTTCTTCGTTTTCAATCGGTTTAACGATAACCGCATTAAATAATGCCTCTAATTTCATTTGTGTAACTTTTAATGTTTGTTTCTATTAATTTAAAATTCTCAATTATTTGATCTAAGTTATTTGTTTCTCTATTATGTAGAGAGTTATGTGCTATATACTCCAATGCCCTACCTAGATCAGGATAATAACTTTGGGGTTTTGCATATTCTTTAATATTCCCTTTAGATCTAAAATGATCTTTATTAGGAATAACTCGTTCATTAACGGTGTAACAATTATCATCTTTAGTGATAAAATACGGTTCTAAACGTGGATCTTCGATCTTCGTTAGACTTTTAGGTTTTCTTGCCATATAACTTTTATTATTTTATGTTACGTTAATATACGAAAGAAACATCGCTAGGACACGCTTTTCTTTAATTACCTTTATTTAATTTTAATTGATTTTGGTTTAGCATCTTCTGCTAAAGGGATAAAAATTTCCAATAAACCGTTAGTCATTTCTGCTTCAGTTATTGATAAATCAAATTTAGCGGCTATTTTATATCTTAAATCAAATGATTTTTTTGATAAACCGTGATAAATATACCCTTCGAAGTCATCTCCCTTGTCTTCTTGTTTTTTGTATGTAATTTTTAAAGTATCCCCTTCGATATCAAGGATAACATCTTTTTTAGTTAGCCCAGTACAGGCAACTTCAAAATGAAGTCCTCTATCATCATAGAAAATATTTAATGGATGTGGTTGTTTTGAATTTAATGCTGGAGCAAATTGCTCTTCTGCATTGAAGTGATTCCTGAATAGGATGTCGAAAGGACTTAGGTGTCTTTCTAATAATTGTAATGTACTCATATCATTTAGTTTTTGTGAGGCCGAAGCTCTCGGTTAATTTATTTTAAAACATAACTACGCGCCCTAGCTGCATGTTACTTTATTATACATATAATATACGAACGGAAAGTCGCCCTTCCAAGTTATTCTGCATCAAAGAAGAACATTTGCCATAATCTTCCTGATTCTATATCGTGGCCAAAATAATCTTGAGCTGCATGAATTGCATGAGCATCAAATATTACTAATCTGTTATAAACATTACCTGCTACATCAACATTTTCGTAAGGATGTGGATCTACAAATGTGTGTTGATTAAAAGCACTATTAATATCAAATACACTTCCATCTGGTTGTTGTAATTTATCATGGCTATGTCTAACTTTAGTTTCTTTATGTTGCATTAATCTTGTTCCAGCTGCAACAGGTGCATTTGGGGTTAAATAAATCATACCAGCCCATAATTGTTGATCACAATGATAAACTAAAGAAGTACCAGCTATTGCAGATTGAAATCTCCCATTCATCCCATAATCTTCCCACATTTTCTGTCCTGTGATTTTTAAACCCATTATTTTTTCAAATTCTTCCTTTACACCATCAAAGAAATGTTGTTTTCTTGTACGCATACCTAAGTATCCGGGATCATCAAAATAATATTGCTTTAAAGCATATGCTCTAACGGCGTCAGGATCTTCATAAAAATTATCTACAATCCATAACCTTGTATCTGGTTTTGAATTTACTTTAAATTCATTTGAATGTATTTGTCCATAAGGACTATCTGGGTTGCTGTCTATTTTTGTAATTTCGCTCATAATTTTATTTTATTCGTTTCTAGCTATATAATAAATACTATCTGATTTTTTGTTGTTTAATTCCCCCTTAAATTCTATTTTCATCATGCCTTGTTTTGATAATTTAATATTGCAACTATCCATATCTTTATTATTACTTAATATATCTTTAAATACATTTGAATCAAAAGGCATTTCTATGTCATTATCTTTAATTTGACCTTGTATTTGGTATGTAATTTTATTAGAAAAACCTTCTTTATCTCCAAATAAAAACTCAACAATAGGGGTTCCATCTAAATCTTCTGTTGTTCTAATTAACATTTGATCTACATCACTTAAAGCATTTTTAGCTTTAATTAAATAATTAATATCATCTGCAGATACGTCTAATTGTACTTCATATTCTTCAGGATCTTCATACCATGTTACTTTACCCATTATCAATGGATCAGCTAAAGCATAATCTAGTGAATAATTACTGTCTGCTAAGTATAATTTTCTATGTAATTGATTATTTTTTTCAGTAGTAATCATTAATTCACCTGAAGTAATAGATAATAATTTGCTTAATTTGTGTGTATCAAATATTCCTAATTCACAATCTTCAAAGTTAAAATCTTCTAAATACACCTTACAGGCTCTACCTTTAACACCTGCATATACAGTTAAAGTATTATCCTTAATTCTCCATTTAACTTGGTTATTTAAACCATTTAAATAGTATTTTTGTATTAAGGATTCTAGTGAGTTTTTGTTTATCATAATATATAATGTACGACCTTTACTTTAAATTTCAAAGGAATTTAGTGAATTAATATATGGGTTTAAATCTAAAGACCATTCTAAATCATTAAAAAACCCTTCTAATTTATTTAATAATATAGATTCAAATACTTTTTTTCTATCTGCATATTGATTTAGGAAATCCTGTACTTTAGATGGTATTTCGTAATCAAAAAATGCTAATGCTTCTATTTTATATGGATTATCTTTTAAATGTATCCATTTAATTTTATCAGCGTTAGTCATTAATGGATATTTTTTATCTAACCTCCATAATTTTAATAAATCATTATATCTAATAGCTGCTTTTACAGCTGCAGGTGCTCCTAATTGCCTTTGTGCTTTACCCTCCTTCTTTTTACTTAATGGTTTTAGTATTTCAGTAAATATTTCTCCAGCTCTAGTATTTCTACCTTGATATTTATCTAATTTTTTTACAGATGTAGGGTTACCTAATTTAGAAAGAGGAATAGTACCATCTAATATTTTTTCTTTAAAAACTTTAACTTGATCTAGAATATTGTCTTTTTGTTCTCCTTTTAAAACTTGTTCTAAAATATCATTAAAAAATTCTCCTA